CATTATTTTTCTTGATATAGTCCGTGTCTGCCGTCAGCTTCTGCGGTGCAGGTTCACCCTGCACGAGCGGGACTTTTTCGGCATTCTTGTCATTGTCTGCCACGTTACAACCCTTTCCCAAAGTTCTAAACAATAAACAATTATAGCACCAACAGCTGTCTCAAACTGTGTAAGAAAGCACATTATAGTGCATTATAAAGCTTGCGCAGAGCCGCTCCCCGTCCGCTGTTCGAAACACTCCCGATTCGAAAACCGCGTCAACCGAATCCGCCAATTCCGAGTCTGTCTGCGCTTTCTCGCTCGTGAGCATTGCGGCAATTTCGAACGCCAGTTTTTCAAGCGTGACAATGTCCGCCGTTTTTGACTCGCCGCAATCGTAGACAGTGAAGACAAGCCGTTCGTTGCGCGTAATCTCCGTAACTGGAGAACCGCCAGCAGGCTCGCACACAACCTCGAACCCGTTTGTACAGTGTGTTCTCACCGACGAATACCATACGGGCAAAGACTCAAACTCCGGCAAGTTTACGCGCAGGAAATTCAAAACTTTTGGAGCGAAACGGCAAGCGTTAAACGGGGGACGCAACATTACAGGCGAACCCTCCCCGCAACCGAAGCGGCGGCGGCCGCGCCTGCGGGAGTATTCTGCCATGGCGCAATATAAACGCTTGCGCGTGAAGCGTTCGAACCGCTCTTATAGACGCGCACGCTTGACCGTGTCCCCCTCGCTTCCTTAACAGCGTTAAAAACAATATTCTGCATTTCTTTATTCTGCAAAACCTGCTTTCGAACCTGCGGACGATTCAAAACAAATTTAGGATTAGCACGCATTCTCACTCTCCAGTGTTCCCGTAACCGTAATCGGAGCATTCGAACACTGCGCCGATAGGCTGTTTGCGTTTATAGTCTCGCCACGAGTTTGCAGCCATCACACGAACACGCTTAAAACTGCCGTCGCGCGCAAATTCGATAACATCGCCGCGCCGGATCGGGACAGACTGAGCAGAACGAACATACACAGTGCAAGAATAAGCCGCTTTCTCACCCTTGCCGTCAACTGCCGGCAAACTGTCCGCAGGCTTAATAAAAGCGGTAGTATCCATAAACCTTTTAAGCTTCCCCGAAACCGGGTTGCCGTCCTCGTCAAAGCTTTGTTCGGGTTGGTACACTGTTATCCATTCGCCCTCAATCAGCATAACGCCCCCCGGTAAGGTCAATGTGGAAAGCTCTCAAACCCTGTCCTAAGAGTTCGCGCTCTTCCTTTGTAATATACAGATTCTGCCCCGGATTCGCGTATGTGAATGAGTTTGAGAAAGGGCCAGTGGTCTCTGTCTCCTGTGTTATGCCTTCACGGTCTGCCGAGGTCATGGCACGCCGAACCATCGCGCACACCACGGCACGGAGGACTTCTGCTGAAACGCGGTCGGGCGCGTGAGGGTAGCGAGTCCGAATAATCTCCGACGCGTCCGACAGTAGAAGTTCCGCACGCTCTCGTTCTTCCTGCGTGAGCGCATGCCAACGCTTCTCCAGGTCTTCTACCGTCGCGAAAGACGAAGCCGCCTCCGCCGAATTTTCGGCGGCAAGCGGCAAACGATTCAACACGCTTTCACTTTCAGTGTTAAACATTTCAGGCATTATCGGCATTTATTTCGCCGTGTTAGCTTTCTCAATGACGGCGAAACGGTCAACGTCAACATACCAGGCGTACACAACTTCCATGCGCAATGCCAAATGGTTCTTGCGCGCAAGGTCTCCCAGTCCGTCAGGGTCGCCGGACCTGAGAACCGTTACCGGCAGACTGCGCTGAATACCCCAATATGCACCGTTCACAAAGTCGCCGACAATCGCGTTCACACCGGGTTTTACAGCCGCTTCGGGCGGGTTCACTGTGGATGATACAGCCGTGTTAATGCCGTTAAAGCTTGTAGCGTTAACGCCTAAACCGAGTTCAGGATAAAGCCTGCGCCCCTGCTTATCCTTCTCATTAGCAAGATTGTTGGCAAACTGTTTGGAGAACGCCAAACCGTTCACATCGTAGCCTTCATCGTTCTTAGTAAGAACAAGCTGAGCCGCCTTCTCAATGTCTTCAGAAGGCGACGCGGTAGCGGTAACACGATTTGTTGTCGCGTTAAGATAGTTAGTCCAGTCTGTTTCCGTACCTGTGAGAGGGTTCAGCCTGTAGAACAACCCCAAGTCGAGCGCACGGGCAAGCGCGTTAGCACCCGCGTCAACGAGCGTGCCGAGAATCTGGAGCTGATAATCCTCGTCTGCCCAATCAACCTCGTCCGTCACGCGCACGGTTACCTGCGATTTTCGGGGTACAGCCTTAAAATTCTTGAACTCTGCGCCGGACGCGGACTTGTTGTCCCCTTCGCCTACGAATTCGGCGCGCGGTGCTTGAGTGAAACTGATGAGGTGCTGGTTGCCGAACTTCATCGGCTTTTTCGCGCTCAAACGGGCGACAGCCGAATCCGATGTAACCTGTTTGAGAATCTCGCCTACAAGATGATCCGGCAGGTCGAATCTGTCTGTTTTTATTGCTTCTGCCATTTTGTATCCTTTCAATCAAAATCAGGCAAATATAGAAAACTGAAAAATTCAGTGTCTCGAGTTTTTCAGAACGTTGAGCAGAAAACGCTGTGACTTGCGTTCTTCATTTTCAGCCGGCGCAGGCTCGTTTCCGAGACTGAGCGTGTCCGTGCGGCTGAAATCCTGGTGAGTCTTCCAATCTTTCAAACGCTTTGCCGATTCTTCGAACTGTTCAGCGTTCGTCCCTTGCAGAAAATCGGACGGCACGCCGAATTTTTCGGCCGCCGCAAACCTTGCACGGTCAAGTTCCGCGGTGCTTCGGATACTTGAAATTTCGACTCTCGCTTCGTCCAACTGCTTCTGTAAGTCTTCAAGCTTCGCACTGCTTTCACGCGCTTGCGCTTCCCACTTTCTGGACTCTTCACGCACTATTTCAAGAGTATTTTTATTGGCTTGTTCTTCATTCTGAACAGCCTTGTCAGCCGCTTTTTCGGCTTCGGGCTGAGCTTTCACAGTTTCGACAGGTTCAGCATTCTTTTCTGATTCAGACACCGCAGCTTCTGCGTCCGACATCTTCGTATCCCTTCCAATCCTCATAAAGCATGCCGTATACCCTTTCTGATAAGGGAGGAGCAGAAGAAAAACAAAATAAAAAAACAAGCCTTTCTGTTTTGTTTTTCCTCTGCTCAATCTGTTAAGTAACAGCAACGCTAGGAAAAAAGCCGTCAACCCGAAAATGGCAAATATCGGATTGCGCACACTTATATTATACCATATGACTACTAGATACAGTATTATCTTTTATCTTTTCTTCAAATTTTTCTGCGGCCTCACTGCACAAGCGATTCGCAACATTTACACATTTTTCGCTCAGATCGCAGCCTATAAATCTCATGCCCAATTCCAACGCCGCTACGCCGGTTGAACCCGAACCGCAGAACGGGTCGACAACAAGCCCGTTTTCGGGGCAAAAATCAAATAAATATTTGATAAGCTCCACAGGCTTCTGCGTCTGGTGAACACGCTTATCCTTCGTCACAATCGCACCCTGCCACCAGTCATTAGGATAATTGCGAGTTTTAACATGCGGCGTTCCCTTGCAAAACTCGACCGCATACTCGCATGCCTTACGGAATCTTGTCGGCTGTGGTCTCGCCGTTGTTTTGCACCAGGTCACAAACCCTAAATAAGTGAATCCGACCATCTGTCCCATGCAGATTGTTTGCGCGAGACCGTATCTGTCGCAAAACACAAACAAGCGCGATTCATCTTTTAACACTCTCAAACATTCGGCTGACCAAACTTTGAAAAACATGAAATTGCTGAAAAAATCCTTATTGTCAAACAATATATCATTGCCGCACTCAAACTCGTAAGATCTCCCGGAAGCTTTAGCAGAATATTTGTTCCCGGAACTGCCAACACCATAAACGCAATACGGAGGATCTGTAATTATCGTATCAGCCGTTTTATCTTCGAAAGTTTGTAAAAAGCTTATTGCGTCATTTTTCTCAATTCTGAACACGTCACCGTTTTCTGCCATGATTTGACCTTTCGCCAACTGTTTGCGTATAATGATTTCTACCTCTTTGTCCCTGCCAACGGCAAGGAAGCAAGCTCTTGCTTTCGTGCGCAAAGCCCGAAAACAAGAGCATTTTTTTTTCTAGCTTTTAAACATTGCCGGGTTCTGCCGGCGCATTTCAGCGCAAACATCGCGAATATTAATATTCGTTGCCCCGTTTTCTCGCAGTTTCTCCTCTGCCTGATAATAATAATCCTCCCAAAATTCGGGACGCTTGCCTTTCCCCCACACGTTCACCGAAGCATTCCAAGCCGGCACGGCGAGACACGAACAATTATCATGCATACGCGCACGCCCGTATTCTTTAGCTTTCCTGTTAGTCATCAGACCGCGCGAAGCCATGACCGCGCAAAACGCGCACGGAGACGACGACGGGACGAACGCGTACAGAGCTTTCTTCTTGTCCCGTTTCGCGTTTTCTGCGATTGTCTCTTTTTCCGTGTTCGCAATCCATCCTGAAATCGCGTTTTTAAGCGCATTGAACACGATCCGTCGTGCTTCCTCCGATTCAGCGTAACGCGTAAGCAGATTCTCTGCGGCTTCCTGTACTCTTCCGAAGTCTGCGGGCACGGGTTCAGCCGCAAAACCGTCGGCCTCAATTTCCAAAGCTCTCAATTCGTCGTAGAATTCAGCCGCTGCCAGTCCGACGGCTTCGCTTTCACGGGCAACGATTGACGAGGCAACATCTTTTAACAATCCCGCTGCCGTTTCCTCGTCTAACAATGCCGCGCCGTCCCACGCTTGTAGAAAATCGTCGACACCGCGTTTTTCGCAAGCCGTGACCGCGCGGCGCATATTATTTATAAGCCATTGTCTGCGCTGCGCCGTTGAAGCCATCACTCCTCGCTCTCGTTCGGCGCGTTTTCAACTGTTGCATTTTCTGCAACAGTTGCAACGCTCCCCGCAGAATTTGCCGCACGCTCCAAAAACGAGAGCGCATTATCTTTTCGAACCTCGCGCAATATTGCGAGCGCGTCCTCGTCTGAAAATCCGAGACTGCGCCACGCCTGCACGGTGGAAACGTATGACGGCACGTTTGCCGCGATTTTAGCGAACATGTCGCCGCGCGCTCCAACGCTCTGCTCTTGCGTAGGCTTAAACAGTACGCGCAGGTTTGCCGCGTCCTCAATTGTTTGAGGATTACTGTTTACGTTCATGTCAAGTTTTGCCGCGCAGACTAGAGCCTGTTTGACGGCTTTAGAATATAAACTGTTTTGCCGGTCTGCCTCACGGGTGAGTTTGCGTTCTGCTTCCGCCAATGCTTCCGCGGACTGAGGGACAGCCATGTTTACGCCCAAATCAGAGGCGGGCAGGTTTGTTTCAGAAGCCGCCAACAATGCGAGAGTCCTCAACATTTCAGCGTGAGGACTCATGCTTGCCTGCTGTACTTGATACGGGCTTGCCGTGTTACCGTCCTCATCGCGAGATATTGCGTTTATCTGCGATATGAGACTCGTCCACCCGTCGCCCGACATCGCTTCGGGGTCAAGACCCAGAAACCAAAGTTTCGGCACAGAATAGAATTCTGCGCTCGCTTCCATTCGAACAAGCGTTCGCACAGCCATATCCGTGTAGCTCCGCAATGCTTTTGTGATTCTTGACCTTCCGAAAGGACGATCCAACTGCGGATCGTAAACAATCGGCACAGCCGTCACAATGCCCGGCAAAGTGTTTACCCGTTTTACAGTCCAATCCCCGTTAATGTTTGCGAATTGGAGAATCGCGCCCGGCACAAACACACAAAACGAAATCACGCGACCATCAGAATCGTATCCGGTTATGGTAAATGCGCTTTGGACTGATTGTGATTCGAAATCCCAGATAGCGGAACTTGACAAAGCTGAACGCGCTTGAACTTTAGCCGTACCCGACAAGCCGCGGTAAACCGTCAGAAGGCTAAAACCGTGTTTATATGCTGATGTTACTGCTTGAGAAATCACGGACTCTAAATCGTTCACAGCCTGGAGAGCGTAAACAGGCGAATCCTCCGAGATTCCGTCTAACCCGTCATAGACAGTGAAATCGGCAAGGCTTTTAACCGCTTTCGCACACCAGCCGACCCGTGCGCGGCAACGACGCGCAAAATTCGACGGGAGAGACACGTTAAGGTTTTTAATTTCCTGTTCGCAGTTGAAATAGGCGGTTTTAACCCGATTTTTCTCGTATTTGTCGCGCCAAAGCGAGACAAGCCTGTTCACTATGCCGGCTTCGGCTTTCGACACTGCTCCGGGCACGGGCACGCATTGAAAACCGTTTAATGCCGCGTTTTTCTCCACATTCGCAAGACCCGCAAGAAATTGTGACATTCGCAAACCTTCCAACAAAACCATTCAAACAAACATTTTAATGCATTACCCGCATTTTCCGTCCCGGACGGCGTTTGGACGTGCAAACCCCGTCAAGAGCCAAGGTCACGGCTATCAACGGGCATATGTTAACATCCGCATTTTTCCGTGACCAGGTGAAAAGACCAGATTGGCCTAGAGTCCGGCGAGCGCACCCGTTCACCGCGTTTTCCAACGCTTGCGCATGATTCGCCGGCCGGTGAGTGAGTTTGCCAGCGTTCAGCATGTCCACAAGCCGCCCGCAAGCGTCCGCAGTCTTACGAGTTCGGCTCACAGTCACCTTCACATGCCGCGCTTCAAGTTCAGGCAACAACACCATCGCCGGACTGTACGAGTCTATCGTACAAGCCGTGAGCCGCGGCCAGTGGTCCGCCACCCAATCCGCCGCCCACGCAATCCCGTTCGCATGCGCGTCCTCAAACTTGGCAAGCTCCACGTGCGCCGAACCGTCCGAATTAAGAAACGCAGTACCGATCGCGAGCGACTGCCGGTCCGGCGACATGTCCAAACCGCACGCCGCAGGCAAGCCGAAAACCTGCGGGTCTTCAACCACAGACTCGCGCCAAAGCTTGAGCGGCAAGCCCTCCGACTCTGCCAACTCGTCCCAAATCCCCAAACATTCTCGTCTGAAAGAGTCCTCTCCCAACTGTTTTTTAAGTCTCAAAATAGCGGCTTCCGAAGTTCGGTACGGGTAGCTTGGATTCGCTTTCTGCCATTGATTGCGGTCGTCCGGTTTCGCGTCACGGTCTGCTCCGAACTCGACCCAGACCGCGTCCGACGATTCGCCGTTTAGAGCGTTCTCTCTCATCAGTTTGAAAACCTCGCCCGGATCCGACGGGCGCGGCGGCGTACCCATGTACACAGTCAAAGCGTTCTGCGCCGTG